TAAAAGCATGGCACTCACCAACGCATACTGCACTCTGCAAGAAGTCAAAGACGCACTCAGAATCACAGATTCGGTTGACGACACAATTCTGGAGCTGAGCATTGAAACGGCTTCTCGCCAGATTGATGACATCTGCGAAAGGCAGTTCTATCAGACCGTTGGTGCGACCAGAATCTTTGCCCCCAGAGACAGTTTCGTGTGCGAAATTGATGATTTGGTCAGTCTTACCAGTCTAAAAACCTCCACCGCTGCTGATGGAGTATTCGATGTGACTTGGGCAGCTAAGGACTACCAACTAGAGCCACTGAACAGTCTTGCTGGGGGCATTCCCTCTCCTGCTACACAAATCAGAGCTATTGACGACTATTGGTTCCCGCTTGCAATGGAAGAAGCAACCGTGCAGGTAGTTGGAACATTCGGTTGGAGCTCAGTGCCACGAGCAATCAAGATGGCAACGATTCTTTTGTCCATGAGACTTTACAAGCGTATGGATTCACCACTTGGTGTTGCTGGCGTGGGCGAACTGGGCGTTATCCGTGTAAGCCGTATTGACCCAGACATCGAAGCCTTGATTATGCCATTCAAGAAAATGAGGATGGCTTAGTGAGCATCAGTGACATCAGAGACGGCTTAGCAACTAACCTAGCTACCATCCCTGGGCTGAGAACAGCGTCTGAGCTAATTGATAATCCAAGCCCTCCAGTGGCTTTAGTTGGCTTGGAATCAGTTGAATACGATCAGGCTTATCAAAGCGGTCTAAACCTTTATACATTCACCATCACGGTAATAGTTGGTCGTGCAGCAGAACGCACGATGCAAAGAAAGCTTGATTCTTACATGTTTCCTTCAGGCGAGCAGTCTGTCAAGGTTGCGGTAGAATCAGACAGGACACTATCGGGTTTGGTTCAAGACCTTCGGGTTGTGAGCTCAGGTTCGGTGGGGTCTATAACCATAAACGACCAAACCTACTTGGCGGCTGAATTCACAGTCACCGTCTATGCATAAAAGGAGATAAATTGGCAAAGTTCATTGCTACAGGCACCAAGGTGACCTTGAACGGTAACGATTTCTCCAGCTCGTGTGCGAGAGCAGAGCTGGTGATCAACGCCGCCGAGGTGACCACAACAGATTTCGGTTCAAATGGCTGGACTGAAGTTATTGGGGGCCTAAAATCAGGTCAGGTTTCACTTGACTTCCACAGCGACTTTGGAACAGGTGCTGTATCCCGTATTTTCCAGCCTCTAGTTGGAACAATCGGAACAGTAGTTCTAATTGCTGCTAACGGAACTGCTGCATCGCAGTCCACGCCGGCATATACTGCTACCGTGCTTATCAATTCTTTCACCCCCGTGAGCGGGGCCGTGGGCGATTTGAGCACATTTAGCGTTACGTTTCCGACCACCGGAGAAGTAAGCTACGCAACCGCATAAGGAACATAAATGAAAATCAACCTACAAGTTACTTACGAAAACGGAACTAAGAAGCTCGTTGTTTGCAACGCAGCAGATCTAGTTGCTTTTGAAGATAAGTATGAAGTATCAATTTCAGCTATCGGGGCCGAGACCAAGTTGAGCCACTTGCTCTTCTTGGCTTGGCATTCCGAGAAGCGAACCGGCTCGACAAAAGACGACTTCGACAAGTGGCTGGAAACAGTTGCTTCGGTTGGAGATTCTGACAGCGACCCAAAATAAGGGGGCTGGGGGATTCCTCAGCTCACTGGTTTATCGCTGGTCTTGCCGTAGAAACTGGCATAGCACCTAGCGTTTTGATGCAAGAATCAGAACGCATGCTATGGACTATGCATAGATGGCTTGTAGCAAGAAACATGCCTAAGTCATAAGGAAGCCGCCCTTCGGGGCGGTTTTTCTTTTAGCGGTAAACTTGTAAGGATTGATTGGCGGTAATCTTGGCTCTCCCTGTAATAGCAACACGACTAGGTGTAGTTTCAGGAACATTCGGTTCAGCCAACACTTTGCGAATCGAAATCACCAACTGGAACGAAGTAATGAAAGTTCTACGAGGATTAGATCAAGATTATGTAAAAGAGCTACGCAAAGACTTTAGAAGGCTGGCTAAAGAACCCCAAAAAGACCTTCGTAGAGCTATACCTCCTAAATCAAAGCCTCCTTTGAGCCAGATGAGGCAGGTGCACTTTGGTCGTCTAGCATGGGGAAGCTCATTCGGCAAAGGGGCCAAGCCGTCACAATCAGTGCTTATTCAGACCCCAAATACTCGTAAAAAGAAATACCGTGAAATGGAGCGTATCCCCATTGTTCGGTTGCAAGTCACCTCACCAGGCACGGTGCTATTTGACATGGCGGGTAGCAGAAATTATACAAAGGGCCGTAAGGGCATGACCCCTATCTATGATTATATGTATACAATCAATGGTCAAAAAGTGCCAGGCAAGCGTCAGCACCGAGTTACTCCATATGCCTTTGCTATGGGTAACGCTAAGTCGGGTCACGCATTTAGGAAACAGGCATCACGCATTATCTATCCAACGGTAGAAAAGTCAATGCCAAAATTTACTAAGGGTATGCAAGATAAGGTCTTTGAAATCAACAGCAAGATTCAGCGTGAATTAGATAGGAAGAGCTAATGGCAGGTAAGGTCAATGTCAATCTAACCGCTGTTGTCCAAGGCTTTGCTAAGGCCACTCAGCAGTTCAATCAGCTTGGACAGGGCATCACGAAGCTTGGTCAAGCAGCAGGTCTAGCAGGTCTTGCATTCGGTGCATTTCAAATTGGTGTCAAGGGCATTGACTTTGCCATGGATGCTGTTGCGGGTGCCAGAGACCTTGAGCGTAACCTTGCAGGTCTAAAATCCGTCTTTGAGGAAGTCACTCCTCAAATGCGTAATTTTGCTGTAGCTGCTGAGGAAGTCGGTCTTTCTCAAAATGAAGCAGCCAAGGCTTCCACATTTATTGGTTCGGTTCTAAAGCAATCTGGTTTCTCTATTCAAGATACTGCCGACCTAACTGAGCGTCTAGTTAGGCTTGGAACCGATCTATCGCTCACCTATGGTTACGATGTGCAAGAAGCCCTCTTGGGTATGACTGCTCTCTTCCGTGGAGAGTATGACCCAATTGAAAAATTCGGTGTTGCTATGAAGCAATCCGAAATCAACTCGGAACTAGCAGCAAGGGGTCTTGACCACCTTACAGGTGCGGCTAGGCGGTTTGAAGAACAGCAAATCCGTGTAGAGCTTTTGTTCCAGAGATCTGCGGATGCTCAAGGTGCCTTTATGCGTCAAAGCGGCACTTTGGCAGTAGAACAGCTCAAACTTTCGGCTCAGTTCAATAACATGCGGGACACCGTAGCTGCTGGCTTGCTACCAGTTCTAGCTGATTTGACTGTGGCTATGAGAGAAGCCCTGACCGCTGCGGAACCAGAAATCCAGCAAGTATTTGAAGATCTTGCTCCAACACTTCGTGACCTAAGCACTACTGTTCTGCCAGCTCTAATTGACTTTGGAATGTTTGTTATCGAGGTATTCAATGAGGTGGTCAAGCTCATTGGGGATATCTTTGACCCCACCACAGAAGTTGGCGAATCTATAACCGCTGCTCGTATTGCATTAGAAGATTTGTTCTATGCAATCTTTGGTGAAGGCCCAGATGTAGCTAAAACTTTTGAATTTATAGCGGATGCCATTGGCATGATTGCTGACTTAGTGCATGACCTAATTGCAATCTTTGAAAACTTTATCATCACCATTCAGACGGTCAAAGAATTTATTGACATGTTGTTGGCGGGAGACATTCGTGCATTTACGACTGACTGGGTAGCCCTAATTGCTAAGCGTATAGCCGACAAAGATGCTATGCGGGAGCAAAAAATTGCTTTGGAGCAACTAAATAAGGGTATTCGTGATCAAAAGCTAGCACTAAAGGAACTTGGCGATGAAGTAGACAGAGCCGAGGCTAATAGGTGGAACAGGCTTCAAGGCATTGTCCCCAAGGGAATGTTTACTGGCTTACTCGATGATGAAACTGATGAAAACACAACCAAGGAAGTCAAAGATTATGTTGGTGACTTCCTAAAGAAGCTAAAAGACGAAATTCAAAAGCAGACTGCGAGTGAGCAACTTCGTCTTATGGGTGCTTCTGAGGGGCTAATTAGCTCAATCCTTGCTGGTGAAGGCTGGATGAAGGTCTGGCTTCAAATCAAACAAGGCAAACTAGTCCTTGAGGATTTGCAAAAGCAGTTCAACAAATCTGCTGCTGGAGCCAAAGAACTTGCAGATGCCGCTAAAGAAGCTGCTGATCAAATCAAAGATTATGAAGAAAAAGTTGCTGCAATCAATAAGAAGCTTGCAGAAGAACTTGAAGATATTGCTGAGAAGGCCAAAGAAGCCAAGATGGGCTTTGCTGACCTACTGGCTGGCTTTGATGTCCTACCAACCATTGAGCGTGCTATGGGCAGGTTTGAGGAGCAATTTGTTTCTCAGCTTGATTCCATCGAAAGTTCTCTAAAGTCTGCCTTCCAAAACAAGGACATTCTTGAGGATGGCTACAACGCCCTACGCAACTTTGCCAGAGCAGAGCTTGCACTTCTACAGCAGATTGGTCGTCAGCGTGACGAACTAGCCGAGCGATTCGACCTAGCCAAGGGTCTGATTGACAACTACAAGAGAGCCTTTACCGCTGCCCTTGATCTAACCTCACTATTCGGTCAGCTAAAGCAAGAGACTGAGACCCGCACCGTAACATCCGTAAGCCGTGCCCTGATGCGTCTGGGAGGCTCTATGCGGGAGTTTGAGGTCACAATTTCGTCTACCTATGAAGAGACCATAGGTGGCATCCAAAACAAGACACAAGGCATCCTAGAGGGCTTTAGAGCTATGGCTGAGAAGGCTCGTGCCTTTGCCGAGAACCTACGCAAGCTTCGTGAGATGGGTCTTGACCCGATGCTATTCAACCAGTTGGTCGAGGCTGGTATTGAGGCTGGTGGAGAAACTGCCCAGGCTCTAGTAGATGGCGGTAGCGAAACCATCAATGAGCTAAACAGCATCTTCAAGGAGATTGATGCTGTCGGTGCATCTCTAGGTGAGGAAGTTGCTTCTTCGCTCTATGGCACTGGCATTGACATGGCTAATGGGCTACTTGAGGGTATTCGGTCAAAGCAAGCTGAGCTGGAGAACCAAGCTCGTGTCATGGCTCAAGCCTTCAACGCCGCCTTCCAAGCATCTCTGAGCGTTCAGGTAGACATTGCTGCTAAGGCTGCTGCCGATGCTGCTAGAGCAACTGCTGCAAGCGAGATTGCTGCAATTCCAGTTCCAGAAGCCCTCAAAGAGCCACCAAAAATTGACGAGGCT